ATGCAGGATAAAACGGCTGTTCTCGGAAACACCCCGGGTGTTGAGGAGGACGAGCGATACATTGAAAAGGCGTACAGAACTCTCTCAGAGGATAACCGCAAAAAGCTGGAAGTATACGCTGCCGCGCTGCGAAGAACCCAGCTCGCACATGAAGGGACTGATTGAAACGGTTCCTTTATACATTGGCCCTTCGGCTTTGCCGATGGGCTTTTGCTTTAATAGCGAACAAAGAACGGGATCTGCATTCAGCAAACCCCGCTCTTACAAGTGAATGATATTCTACGCCACATGGCACCCCGTCATTCCCGGAGGATAAACATAGAACGAGGATTAACTTTTGTTTTCTTTTTCAAACTGAGCTTTGAGCAGTTCGTACATATTGACCATTGGAAGCTCGATTTTTCCATGATTAAGAACCATAGAGGACATAACCTCCATTTTTGAACGGGCAATGCCATACACCGCTGCAGAGCCGTTGAACCACAATTTTGTTTCAAAATCTTCGTCAGGTACGCTCTTATCAATCATAAACTTGCCGTGTATAACCATGTGATACTTGCAGGAAGCTTCTGAACCATCCTGCAATGAATAAACGCCGTCAAGAATGAGCCTGACATAAGCAGCCTTCTTAGAAGGATCATCAATTGGAACTTGCTCACTGATAGAAACAGAAAGCTGATGCGTTAATTCACACTGCGACACAGCATCAATGATATTATTATTAAAAGAGCATTCCGTAAGAAAGCTTCCAAGATACTGAATGTCAGCTTCAAACTGCTTTGAATCCATTGTGTGCACCTCCGGTTGGCTTTTTAGGTGTTTCAGGGAACCGAATCAACCTTGACGAAGAAAAGTCAGGCGTTTTAAAAGCTGTGTTGTTTGCAGCATCAGACTTCACATTTTCAGGTTCGGTGGACATGATTCTTTCATCGGGCTTCAAAGGGCACTGTACCGACAGCCCCAAAGCATCAGCAATGTCAATCAAAGTGTCGATGGTATAGTTGCAATCCCCGCTTTCCCAACGGGAAACAAGGCTTTGTTTTACCCCCATTTTATCAGCAAGATCTTTTTGCGCCCAGCCTTTTGCCATGCGGGTGTCGTGTATCATTTGCTGAATTTGGATATTTACAACGGCCTTTGCAAGTTCGGCAGTAGTCATGTTTTTGGCTATGGCAGCGATAAGGTCAGACAATGTTGTTCTATGAGACATTTTCATTCTCCTTCCATAAGTTCTGCAAAACGCGTTTTAGCAATAGGTGTGTGGGTACTGTATTCAGTGTTTTTGTGTCCTTGTCTTTCGTAGAAAGAAGATAGCAAGTATATTAAACCATCTTTATAAACAAAGAAAACCCGAAGATTTGAAATTCCAAGTTTGAACCTCATAGCACAAAGGTTCTTTTGCCCTGCCAAATGTTCGATCGGTGCACCCGGAGGGCCAATTGCGGCTTCCCCATTTTCCACAAGCTGTTGAATATACGATGCTAAACGTTTGAAAAACTTATCCTCCGAACCTGATTTTGCAAGTAAGCCAGCAAGCTCATCTCGGAAAACATCATGAACAATAACTGAATTTCCATATTTTGCAAGCAACATCACTAGTTGCAGCAGTGTTTCAAGATCATTCAATATAACCACATCCTGTCTGCGCCTATGCTATTATATCACTTATAAGTGATATTTACAACACTTTTGTACATTTTTACACTATTATTATAGTAGGATGTCTGCGCTTTAAGGTTTCTTTTCTTCTTTTTCCTGCCCAAGCAGGAGCAGCTCTGCATACTCTCTCAGTTTCCGTATACTTTCGGCATTCAAGCCCTCCATCAGGCGGTCAACGTCTGACTGGGGGGCTTTTTCTTTTTGCTCAGGGGCGGGGTCATCGGTCTCTCTGGTTAGACAGTCAACAGGAACGCCAAAATATGCTGCAACCTTTCTGGCAGTAGCATCTGTAATACCACCGCCATTTTTCCAGCGGTTCACGGTTGGCTTAGAAAGACCCATCTCTAACGCTGCACCGGACGGGGTCTTGTCCACACTGGCACATAGTTCCAAATACTTCTCGTAAAATGTCATAGCATTCACCTCATATATCTCGGCAGAGCCCCACAGCTTTGCCTTCGATCACAACGGTGTTCATTTCCTCTTTGGTAAGGATAATGCTCTCAAACGCCGGGTTTTCCGGGCGGAGCTCTATAAAGTTTTCGTGAAGATACACATGCTTCAGGGTAGCTTCATCGCCGATGAGCACCGCTGCGATTTCTCCCTGCTCCACCTCCGGCTGGCTGCGAATCGCCACCAGATCACCGTCGTGGATGCGGGGCTCCATGCTGTCGCCCTTGCAGGTCAGCGTAAAGGTTGAGTGCCAGCGAGAAGGTACACAAACCATCTGCTCTACATTTTCTTCCGCCGTGATGGGCGTCCCGCAGGCGATCCGGCCTACCAGCGGCACCCAGTCCATCTTTGGCATCGGCTCAAAGCCCGGGGGGATGGTAGGCTTCTTGGGCGCTAGTACAATCGGGTCAGCAATCTTAATATCTGTACGTCCGTACAGATAATTCATATCCACATTAAACAGGTCAGCGATTGCCTCCATAGTTTCAAACCCTGGTTCCCGCTCCCCACGTTCATACATGTTTACACTACTCTTGGACAAATCTAGCTCATCCGCAAGCCGTTGCTGTGACCAGCCTTTTTCACGGCGCAGCGATTTTAGCCGCTCTGCAAAAGTTGCCATCAGGCCACCTCCCTATATTATTACAATCAAATAATAGCACATATCGTGCGCAAGTTCAAGCACAAAATGTGCACTATTCTTTTGCACACATTTTGTGCACTCTGCGAATAGATTTATTTTTCGGTTTTGAGTACAATAAGTGCACAGAAAGGAGGTGACCCAATCAGATGGACGGTAAGACCATCGGCCACAAGCTGCGCGCGTTGCGCGGCGAAATGGACGCAAAAACCGTTGCTGATGCGCTTGGGATCAGCACTTCGGCGCTTTTTATGTATGAGCGTGGCGAACGCATTCCCCGCGACCAGATCAAAAAGCGCATCGCTCAGTACTTCGGCCAGAGCGTCGAAGAAATTTTTTTCGCAGAATGAGCACATATTGTGCGCAAGTTCATTCAATAGGAGGTGAAGAAGATGAGCAACAGCAAAAGGCCCCACGCTCCTAAGGAAGAGAAGCGCGGGGCGCAAGAGATTCAGCTGTCGCACTTGGACAATCGTTTTAGCTGCCAGATAGACGGAACGGTTATCCAGAACGTGAAGGATTATTCGTTGGTTCAGTCCAGCAATGGAAAAGCATTGTTAAACTTGACCATCGAGATCAGTGCGGAAGTTGTGTCAACCACGATACAAGCGCAGATGCAACAGCACTTGTAATCCACGAGTGACGTTCCATCGTTTCGGAAAACTTGGACAACAATCCCTTCTGCGGAGGAATCTGGTCATTTACGATCATCTCAACAAGATCAACTAACTTCTGGACTTGCTCTTTGTCCGGTGCATCTTCAGCTTCTGCCCTTTCCCGCAGTTCCTGAAAATTCGTCTGGTAGTTGATGGTCGCTGTATTGGCTGTTCCAATTACAGAACCGTAAGCTGTACCGATATTATAAATATTACTCTGACGCTGTTCGGTTTCTTTTCGCTTTTTCTCGACTTCGGTCATATAGAACGCTTTTATTTCTTCCTGCTGCTTTTGGAAGAACGATGCCTGCGTTTCCGTTACATAAAGCCGTTCATTGGCCGGAGTGATAATAACATCGTCTATTTTAATATCGGTTTTTGGGCGAAATCCAACGTACTGACGGTTCGTTGCCGTTTCTCGGTTTGGCAAACCTGGAACGGTTGCAATAATTTCACCATCTCGCTCAATTTGCATATTCAGACCATGCATTCTTAAAAAATTTTCAAAAATCATTTTTCCATTCACCTCCTTTCCGTCTTTTTATTTTACAGCGAAAGTGAAGTGAATACAAGGAGGTACAAATCCACATGAACAACAACAAAAAGCCCAGCGAACCTGCGGAAGAGGAACGCTGGGTGAAGATAGAAAAGGAAGTTCAGGAGCTTAAACGGAGCAGGTCAATCCTCAGCATCGGCTTGTTCCTGCTGAGCGGCCTGTATGGAATCTTGATCCTCTGCATCATCTTGAGAATCATCCGAATCGAGGACACTTTGACCTCGATCATCCAATTCAACGCTCTGGTTGGCGAGCATCTCCAAAGCCTCGGCGATTCGCTCATTCGTATCCTCAACGATTTTGAAATGCTCCTCCGTGCGCTGTCTGAAGTTTTCTGACCTTTCTGCTTCCTCTCGCTGTATTTCGAGCATTTCCTGTTGATATTCTGCCGTTGCAGACCATGAAGATTCTTCCTTTTTGTCATGTTCGCTGGACAATGCCTGACCTGCCAAAAACAGAAGAATTGTAACGATGATGCTGATAATTCCAACCCAGTCTTTTTGGGGGATTGCATTATCCGGAGTTTTTACTTCGGCGATTTTGGCGTTGATAGTTTCAACCGCCTCTGTAGGTAGAAGTGGTTCGACTTCATCCAGAACAGCTTGAGTACTTGCCAGCGGCACGGTTTCGGATTCTTTTTCGCTGTAAGTACTTTCGCTCCATATCGAGTCTAACTGATCCGCAAAAGCCGCAGCATTTGAGTAAAGATTTGTAATGTTGCTTGTTCGGAGTGCGGTGGTGAGATTTAGCACATTGGAATTCAGCATTTCTGTCGATAACCGGAAAGCGGGACTTTCCATTGCCGATCCGTAGAGCGCCGAAATCTGATTGGTGAAATTGAGATCTGCTCTGGCCTGACCAGCCAGATTCTTGGCGAGATTGGATAGTTGATACTCTGGCACACATAATCTGGCATCTTTCGCCAAGCGGTACGCCATGTTGTTCCATTCTGCGGTTTGGTAAATCGATTTCATCTGGTTGCTCACCATGCGAACAGAATCCGCCATTTTCGCTGCTTCGGACACATAATTGCTGAGTTCTGACAGCTGGTATGCTGCCGTCTGAGCTGCAGAGCTCAACTCGTAAAAATTTTGCATTTTATCACCTCCCTTCTGCCCTATTCTACCGCAGAAGGGAGTCACCCACAAGGAGGTACATATTCACCATGAACGAAATTATCTTATCCACCCAGAACGGCGAACCAGTGGCATCCAGCCGGGACGTTGCCAAGCGCTTTGGCAAGGAGCACAAAGACGTGCTCCGCGCCATCAAGAGTATCACAGCGCAAAATTGCGCTGTGACCCAGATGTTCTACCAGAGCGAGTACACCGCAGGCACTGGCAAGAAGTACCCCATGTACCTGATGAACCGGGACGGCTTTTCGCTGCTGGCCATGGGCTTTACCGGCAAGGAGGCGGTGCAGTGGAAGCTCAAGTACATCGAGGCCTTCAACCAGATGGAGAAGCAGCTGGCACAGCGCCCGCAGCTTTCCCGCGCCGAGTTGATGGCACAGGCCCTCATTGCCGCCCACGACGAGCTGGAACACAAGGACGCTCAGATTGCAGAGCTGACCCCGAAGGGCATCTTTGCGGATGCTGTAAGCGCCAGCAAGAAGAGCATCCTTGTGGGCGAACTGGCAAAGCTGCTGTGCCAGAACGGCGTGCAGATCGGGCAGAACCGGCTGTTCAGCTGGATGCGTGAGCACGGATATCTGATCCGCGACCCCAAGCGCAGCGACTATAATATGCCCACCCAGCGGGCCGTGGAAATGTGCCTGTTTGAGATCAAGGAGACCACCGTGGTGCACTCGGACGGCCACACCAGCATCAACAAGACCCCGAAGGTGACTGGAAAGGGACAGATTTACTTTGTGAACCAGTTCCTGAATGGCCGGGCAAAGCGGCTGGAAGCGTGAAAGAAGGTGATAATTTGAAGGTAAACATGAAAAAAATTGAATCCCTGATGATTTTACGGGGAGTAAATGTTACCGAGCTGATGCAGGCTGCTGGCCTTGAGCGGGCTACCTACTACTACATCAAAAAGAAGGGCGGCACCAGCCCCCGGACGCTCAAGGCCATTGCCGACACGCTGAACGTTGACCCCCGCGAGCTTTTGAGCGAGCAGGAGAAGGAGCAGCGTCTTGGCAAGGAGACCGCCTGATGAACGGGCGGAACAAATACTGGCGGGAAGCCCGCTGGGACAAGAACCAGCCTGCACGGCTGGCACACATCAAAGAAAAGAGGTCGAAAAAGCATGATGAAGGTCGTACAGGGCACCTTCCGGCAGATTCCGTACTGGAAGCTGCGGGGGCGGTTCCACAGCTGCGGCTACCGCGATCAGGAAGTCGCTGAACATAGCGGCATTGGCCGGTACACTATGAGCGCCCGGATGAACGGGCACCAGCCGTGGACAAGTAAAGAGATCGTAGCAATTTGTGAACTGTTGGACATCCGGCAGGACGAAATCGGGGAGCTGTTCTTCCCTACTGTTGAGAAAGGAGAATCCGCATGAGAATCAAATCTGGCGTTTGGTACTGGCTTGCAATGGGGAGCTTTGCGACGGGCCTGCTGTACAGCATGGGCCTCGAGGGCACCTGTCAGACCGGCGGCACCATTTCGGACGGTGCGTTCATTACGGCTATGGTGCTGATTCTGCTGGCGGTGTTCTTCATGCGGCTGGGCTTTGCAGCCGAAGCGCGTGAGAAGCGGCCCCGCAAGATTCACAAGCCGCAGGCCAATACCGTGAAGAGCGGCAGGAAGGCGGGCTGACACCACCCATGAATAAAGGAAAGCACTTTACCCGCGTTTGTTTGGACTGCGGCAAGGTGATGGAAAATGTTGCTGGCAACCTGCGCTTTTGCGCTTCCTGCCGCAGAGAGCGCCACAACCAATATTGCAGGGATTATAGGGCGCGTAATGAAAACGCTACCAGCGTCATGTGGTACACCGTCTGGGATGCCAAAACCGGCGATCTGCTGGCATCCGGCACGTCTGAGATGTGTGCCCGGCGGCTGGGCTACAAGAGCGCGAACAGCTTTGCGTCTGCCGTCAGCCATGGGCTCAGCGGCAGCCATCGAACTTACAAGTACACATTTGCGCGGGAACGTATCGACCGCAGCGAGGTGGACAGCCTGCCGCCGGTACGCACTATACGAAAAAAGCCCGCCGGTGCGCCAACACCGACGAGCTGCAAGGGATGATGAGTTTGAACGACTTCATCACCCCGATGATACCACAAAATCGGAGGTTTTACAAGATGGAAAAGAATTTTGTTGAGGTTCAGGGGCGCTTTTCAAGCGATGGTAAGTTTGTTGGCGGGAGCTACGTTCCGGAAGTCCTTGACCGGCTGATGGGTGACGTCTACTACACTCTCGGTCAGGCTGAAAGCCTGTACCGCCTGCGCGTCACGGTCGAGATGGAAGATCTGGGCGCCGAGGTCAAGTTCGGCAAGCCGACGCATGAGAAAGCCGCCGTTGAGACGCAGGTGCCGACCGTACCACGCTGTGTGACCGCTGGCAAGCTGATTCCGGCTCAGAGCGCTGCCCCTGCGACTGTTGACCCCGCGCCTGAGGTGGCAGTATGAATCCGATGTACGACCTTTCCCTTGACGGCTACGGCCCGGCACTTGAGCCGCCGGACGACTACTATTTCCTGCCGCGAGGGGCAGAACAGACCGAAGATCAGGAGGATGAAGAGTAATGGAAAGCACAAGCATTTACGCCGCTCTGGCCGCTGTGCAGAGCGAACTCAAGGCCCCTAAAGGGCAGATGAACACCTTCGGCGGGTACAGGTATCGTTCCTGTGAGGACATTTTGGAAGCAGTGAAGCCTATTCTCAAGGCTCATGACCTGCTGCTTACGCTCTCCGATGAACCGAAGGTTCTTGAGGGGTGGCACTACATCGAAGCCACTGCAAAATTGGAATCTCTGGATGGTGGCTGCATTTCCGTGAAGGCATACGCAAGAGAGCCGGAGCAAAAAACCAAGATGGACGCTGCACAGGTAACGGGAACATCCAGCAGCTACGCCCGCAAGTATGCCCTGAACGGCCTGTTCTGCATCGACGATACCAAGGATGCCGACACGGACGAGTATCATGCGGCAGAAGGTCGAAACCCCGCAGGTGTGAACAAGCCGCAGAAGCAGCCTGCTCCGAAGCGTGAAGCTCCTGCTCCGAAGCAGCAGCCCGCACAGGAACAGCCCTTTATCTGCGCCTGCTGCGGCAAACCACTTCAGCCGGTGACCTATAAGGGCCGCACCGTGGAACCGGCAGAGACCGCCGCCAGCACCAAGAAGAAGTTTGGGCGCATCCTGTGCTGGACGTGTGCCCAGAAGCAGCCGAAGGAGGGCTGATCTATGCTGAACACGATTGCAATTATGGGCCGCCTGACCCACACCCCAGAACTCCGCACCACCACAAGCGGCAAGGAGGTCTGCTCCTTTGACATCGCTTGCGAACGCAGCTACTCTGCAAACGGGCAGCGTGAGACGGATTTTATCCCCTGTGTGGCGTGGGGCAAGACGGCGCAGTTCATCTCCCAGTATTTCGACAAGGGCAGCATGATCGCCGTCAATGGCAGCTTGCAGACCCGGAAATATCAGGACAAGCAGGGCAACAACCGCACTGCCTATGAGATTCAGGTGCGTGAGGTCAGCTTTTGCGGCTCGAAAGCCCCTGACAACACGTCTACACGGGGGTTTGATGAACAGACGGAAAGTTATGCCCGCGAAGCTAGAAACGCTCAGAGCGCCCAGCAGGCGGCTGAGACCGGCACGGATGATTTTGCCGTGATCAACGATGATGAAGATTTGCCGTTCTGAGCGGCAGAAATGAGGGAGAGAAAAATGCCAGCAAAAAGAAATATTATGCCGGAAGAGGTGCGCAATGCAAAGCTTCTTCTCAGTAAGGGCCTGTCAGATGCAGAGGTCGCAGCCATTATCGGTCTTTCCGTGTCGGCAGTTATCAATATCCGCAACGGTGCATACGACTTCATGCTTGCGGATGTACCGAATGATACCCCGGATGATAGCCGGGTTTACATCCTGCTGAAATCTATCGACAGCCGCCTGTACCGGCAGAACGAGGACATGAAGAAGGCCATTGACCAGCTGGTGGGCCTGAACGCTGCCCTTGTTGAACTGAAAAACGAGATCAAGGTGTGCAGCTCCTGCATGACGGCAATGCTGGATGCCCTGAACGACCTCAAGAGCTATAACAGCCCGCAGGCTGAACCGGAAGCCACCCCTACGAAGTATCCGGGCAAGGATTTTGCGAACTGGGGAGAGGTTATTCGCCGTGTTGAGGTCTACGGTGACAAGTTCATTGCGGACAACCTGCGCGGAACCAAGGCCAGTCTGGACGGCGTTACGCTGTATCTGGCCTGCACCCCCAGCACGAAGAAGTTCCTCAAAAGCAGCGCTGTTGCGATCCCCCGCATCAAACAGCAGTGCCGGAACGTTATCGGCTACGGCGTTGAGGTTAAGATCATTGACCTGTAAAAACCCAAGAAAACCCATCGGTTTTTTCAAAAACCATTGGGTTTTCAAAAACGGGAAGGAGGTGGTTTGTGGTGGACGATATCGAAATGGCTCGCCCGAAAGGATTGTTGATCCTGTTCACATCGTTCAAGATGTTGGATATTCTGCCAGATTCAGAGTTCCGTCATGTCGTGAACGCTATGCGGGCCTATGTGGAAACCGGGAGCGAACCGGAAGGCCTTGAGCTTGTCGAACAGGTGGCGTTTGAATCCCAGCGGGAAGCAATGAACGGGAGCATTAAAACGTACCAACGTTCTATTTTTGCAAATCGACAAAATGGTAAAAAAGGCGGAAGGCCCAGAAAAGCCACTGAAACCGACGGGATTGCAGAAGAACCCACAGAAACCCATGGGTTTTCCGAGAAACCCACAGAAACCGATAAAACCTATAATAAAAACAAAAATAATAATAATTCAGATACTGAAGTATCTGATAGTAGTAGCGCTGAAGCGCTGCCCCCTACAACCAAGAACAGGTTTTCACCGCCTGATGTTGAAACAGTAAAAAGTTACTTTGCGGAGAAGGGCGGAACGGAAGGGCAGGCTATCCGGTTTCATGCCTATTACGAGTCAAACGGCTGGAAGGTGGGCCGGAATCCCATGAAGAACTGGAAGGCTGCAGCATCCGGGTGGATATCCCGTGACAGTGAGCAGCAACCGAACAAGCCTGCACCGGGCAATACATCCAGATCTGCAGCGGATGTCTATGCAGACATCTTCAAGGGGGTGATTTGATTGACGATGGAGAAGACCATCGAACTGCTGGCCGTGGCAGATGCCTATTTCGGCAAGCCCCAAACAGACGAGAGCCGGAAGGCGATTTCCACTGTCTGGGCAAAGTCAGACCTTCGGACGGCCCCGGATGATATCGCAGAACAGGCGTTTTACGATGTCATACCGCACTGCAAGTGGCAGAACCAGCTGCTTCCTGACTGGCTGGCGCGGATTCAGAAGATTCAGGGAGAGCGACTCATGACAGAGCGTTGCCTGCATTCACACCGTAAGTTGCAGAAGATGCTGAAAGCCCGCGCAGAGCGGAAGCTTTTGAAAGAATAGCCAGCATATGGCGTTCAGAGCGTCCTGCACGGCTCCCTGAACGCGGTTTTAGGGCAAACCGAAAGTTATACTGCAAAACGCAAAACGCCGTTCAGAGCCATTTCTCAGGCTCTGAACGTATGGAGGTAAAAAGCACTATGAACCTGTATGAGATCAACTCGCAGATTTTGGACTGCATCGATCCGGAGACCGGCGAGGTTATGGACATCGACCGGCTAGAAAAGCTGAACATGGCAAAGGCAGAGAAGGTGGACAACATCGCCTGCTGGGTAAAGAATCTCGAAGCCGATGTTGCGGCCTTTGAAGCGCAGGAAAAGGCTTTTGCTGACCGCAAGGCAGCCGCAAAGCGCAAGATCGACAGTCTCAAGCACTATCTGACCGATGCTCTGGGTGGGCAGAACTTCAGCAGTGACCGGTGCGCGGTGAGCTTTCGCCGCAGTAAGGCCGTCTGCGTGTTGGATGAAGCTGCCGTCCCTGCCGAGTACATGACCGAGATGACCACCCGCACGCCAAACAAAACGGCCATTGCGGCCCTGCTCAAGACCGGCACGGCAGTGCCCGGCTGTGAGCTGGTGGAACGTGTAAACCCGTCTGTGAAGTGAGGGAGGATGTGACGATGGATGAAGTTAGACTGATTGACGCGAACGCTTTGCACAAGCGCATCGAAATGAACCTTCGTGCCAGCAATCCGTTCACTATTGAAGAATGCTGCTATAAGGATGCCCTGAACAGCGTGGACGACGCTCCCACCATTGACCCGGAAACACTGCAGCCGACATGGCGCAACCCTGAAACGGACCCGCCCAAGGTCGAAACCGAAGTGCTGATTTTGTACCGCAACGATATTGACGGATACAGTATTACGACAGCGCACTATGAAGACGGGAGCGTTTTTTTACAAGATAGCGTATGGTATTGGGAAGATCTTCCCGATTGGGGGACATACGACGAGGAGCGGGACGACTACAAAATCCCGAAAGGCTGGTGGGAATACCGCCATTTCAACCCGGACGACGTTTACAACAACAAGATAGACCGCCCCGTGGTAGGCTGGATGCCGCTGCCGCCGGAGGAAAAACGCTCATGACATTAGGATTTGCGATGTTCGCCGCAACGTTTATGGTTGCTGTTGTTGCAGCTATTATGGCAGTCTGCTATGCGCTTGTCTGGCTGCTGCGCGATCACCCCATAGCTCTTGCAGCAACTACCGCTTTTATGATTTGGATGCTTGCTGTGGCTCTGATCTACAAAGTAGGAGGTGCGCCGTGATTGAAGTCGAACAGCTTTCACTTTTCACGATGCTGTCCCCTGTTCCGCCTGCCGTAGCGGTCTGCTGCATGGATGGAAGCCGGGTTGATGCTACACCTGCAGAAAGCTGGATGCAGCGGCTTGTGCAGGGCGGTGAGTATGTCGTTCAGGTCGCTAGTCATCCAATGGTGCTCAGACCGGCAGATGGCACGGCAGACGACGTTCCGGCAGGACACCGGTATTATCACTACACCATCGGAGAACGCCTGTTCTCGGGCGTGTTTGTGGGAAGAGAGAGGGTGAGAACATGAGCAAGGAAAATATAGGCCGGAATGCCGAGCACTATGCAGACCCGACACCGACCGCGGCCATGCGCAACATCTGCCGGGACGAGTACCAGAAGGAAGCCGCCCGGCTTGACAGAATCGGAGACATCGTTCCCCTGCTGCGCCAGATGGCCGGTATCGCAGGGTTCGAGATCATAGGCCGCATCCCGCTGAGGGACAAGGCCACCGGAAAGGAGTACAGGTAATGGAAAGAGCTGAAACGATTATCGCCGCCTGTCGCGATACGATGTTGACCACATTGGAAAAGATCGGCGGCCAGAGCCTTATTTGCTCGTGGACCCGTCAGGACGGCTCCGTCGTGAAGCTGGCGCTGGAAATCAGAACGAGCAATCAGACCACGATCGGAGACGCTATCCGTGACATGGATGACGAAGAAATGGCCCGGAAGCTGGTTCCGGCGGTTCTGGCCTTGTGCGACGACGGCGCGCCGTCCGAAGATACCGTCCGCGACTGGCTGGAACGCCCGCAAAGCGATCTCAAGGTCTGAAATACAAACACAGTTACATAAACCGCTGCTGATTATACAAGTAGCGGCACGGAGGATGAATACATGTCACAGCATTACAAGATTGACTGCGACAAGGTGGAGGACCGGAAAGCGCTGGTCGTCGTCCTGTCGATGAACGGCTACACCGTCCGCGTGGGAAAGGAAAAGCGCAGCGGCAAATCTACTTTGACCTATTTTGTGGAGTATTGGAGGGGCGACGATGAATGATCAAGCAAAATCTAACCCTGAAACCGACACTATGAGTCCGGAGGACATGGCCCATTATTTGATGGATTTTTGCCATTGCCATTTGGCGGCTGGAAATGGCTGCCCGGGGTGCCCGTTCGATAAGCCGACCAGTAACGATGGCGATGGAGAATGCCGTCTCGGTGTTCCTTCCGACTGGGACTTTTGAGGAGGAGAAGTGAAGCATGAAAACCGAAAAGAGAATGGCCTGCTTTATCGTGTCAGCAGCATTGCTAATTGTGACGCTGTGGTTTACATCCTGTAGTTCGACATCTGCTGATGCTGAAACTAAAACTGAAGCTGAAACTGCTGACCATCCCTGCTACCATGTCACGGTATACTCCCCGGAAATTGAAAAAGTTGGCTATGCCGGTAGGCGTAAGCCGAAGTACACCATTACCGTGGACAACTTTGGTGAGCTGGTGCCAGACCCGAAACTTTCTGCTGAGCGTGAGTATCAGCTCCTGCAAATCCCTCTGGAAGATGGCCGCTTTGAACTGGTGTCTACCTCGCTGGTAGAAATCGAGTATTACTGAGAGGAGGCGCGAGCGTGAAAGCTGTGTTGTTGAGCATCCAGCCGGTATGGTGCAGCAAGATCGTCCTGAAAGAAAAGACCGTTGAGGTACGCAAGACGAAGCCGGAGTGCGTGAAGCCTCCATTCAAGTGCTACATCTACTGCACGAAAGAACAGTAGAAGATGGGGTGGCTGCGAATCGTCCCCGGCAGAGGCTGGCAGCGGTTGGATGGTACGGTCATTGGCGAGTTCGTCTGCGACAAGATTTGGGAGCTTGCACCGATATGCCGCGCCCCGGATGATGTCGAAGAAATGGCTTGCATGGACAGAGACCGCATTGTCCGCTACCTGAACAAGTGTCACGGCTGGGCGTGGCATATCTCCGACCTGAAGATTTATGACCAGCCGCGCGAGCTGCGGGTATTCACAGGCTTGCAGAGTACACGGTTCGGTATGCGGCCTGTGGAGATCACTCGCCCGCCCCAGAGCTGGCGCTATGTGGAGGAATTTAGCAATGAATAACCGAAGAACGGCGGCCAGTATTCGCCGCAGCTATACCGGTGCAAGAAGCCGCGCAGAGGGCGAAGGCTTTGAAAGCATCATTGACAATGCCTGCGCCTATTACAGATCCATCGGCCTTGCAGACATCGAAAAGACCCCAGAACCGATGCGCCCGATTGGAAGCCCAGACAGTGCTGGCCGGTTCCTTGCCTGCTACACGAAACAGGCCCAGCCGGACTACAAGGGCGTTCTCAAAGGCGGAAGGGCCATCAATTTTGAAGCAAAGCACACCGACAGTGACCGGCTAACCTTTGATCGTGTGTTGACCGCGCAAGCGCTTCGTTTGAGCCGCACAGAAGCCCTCGGCGGCATTGCCTTTGTCCTCTGTTCTTTCAGCGGCAGATACTTCTACCGCGTTCCGTGGGCCGTTTGGCGCGACATGAAGAGCCTGTTTGGCCGAAAGTACATCACCCCTGCGGATTTGGCAGAGTACCGCGTCCCGTTCGCAGCGCCAGGAGTGTTGCTATTTTTGGAGGGAGTAAAGGAGGAAAAAGATGATCTTCACATGTGCACCTGAAAATGAGCGAGACGGTGTAGACTACCGCGATGTCAAGGCATGGTTTCAACAGTGCAGGGACTACAAGATAGACGTGGATAGACAACTCGAACGTATTCACAGGATCTATGGCAGCGCTACAAAGATTACGCAGAACCTTTCCGGTATGCCTACTGCGTCAGGAAACGGAGACAAAATCGGTAATGCTGCTGTGGATATCATTGAGGAGCAGACGCGGTATCGGGAGATGGTGAAGCGGCTGACAGCGTTGCAGAACGAGGCAACAAAGCGGGCATATTGCCTTGTCGTTGCTACAGAGTGCGCAAATGCGATCGTAGATTTTTATGTTAATGGAAAAACGCAGGATCAGATTGCCGATGAAACCGGGGTTTCCGGTGTTGATATTGTCCGGAAGCGTATTAACCGGGGTTGCAAAGCTCTTGCAGAGATCTGGCCAGACTTCAGCACTGTATGAATTGTACAAATTGCATAGAAAGGCACCGTTTATTTTGTGATGCCCCGGCACTCCCAAAACGGGGTGAAGTAAGGTAAAATCAGTACAAGCGGAACCGCGCACAGCGGAGCGCCGCTTCTACGCAGTCTCCGAAACGAACCTCCATGATAATTTCCTCCTTTTGGCTTTGCATGCATTTTTCTCTCTTCCGTTTCGCGGACTGCTCTATGCGATACATTGAAACAAAGGCAGCCTGCCGCTCATGAGAGACAGGAGGCGGTTCGATTCCGCCGTATCGCACCGTATGGCGCATGGACCAGACAACCCGAAAGGCCGCACGTGTAACCTCCCGTGCCAAGAAAAGGCCTTAGAATCCTTGCCAAGGTGTAGCTTTCCTGACAGGATGTGCGCCAACCAACAGCCCCGGCGGAGAACCGGAGCTGTTTTTATATGGCCGCCTGAGCGCAGTTTGGAGCGCGGCGCGTGTGTGTAGACACGGCTGGTTCGATTCCAAGGGCGGCTTTTTACTCTGGTAGCTCAATTGGCAGAGCGACGGTCTCCAAAACCGTAGGTTGCAGGTTCAAGGCCTGCCCAGAGTGCTTGCGTGCCCTATGAGGGGGCCGCGCGATAGCGGGGCATCTGGCCGCGAAAGTTCCGGATGCAGCAGCACCCACCGTTTTACGCCTGTCCGTCAAACTGAATGCATGGGTGCTGCTTATTTTTTGATATCTTTGCCGTTCGGTTTTCCGGGCGGCTTTTTATTTGGAGAAAAAAGATGATTCAGAAAGAACTGCTGAAAATGCCGGTCTCCGATCTGGTGCCGTATGAGAACAACCCGCGCGTGATCTCCCCTGCAGCTGTAGACGCTTGCGCTGAGAGCATCAAGCAGTGCAGCGCACTTGATCCCATCGAGGTTGACGAAAACAACGTCATTCTCAGCGGTCACACCCGCCGCCTTGCGTTGATGCAGCTCAATGTGGACATGGCCGACGTGGTGCGCTACACCGGCCTGACGGAAGAGCAGAAACAGAAATACCGCCTGCTGGCGAACAAGACCGGCGAAATGACCGGCTGGGATTTCTCCAAGCTGGAACGGGAGCTGCTTGAAGTCGATTTTGGCGACTTCGACTTTGATTTTGACATTCCGCAGGACGATGATGCCGGCGTATCCTACATTGACAGCCTTATGGAGGACGGTTTCACAAAGGCTTCGGAAAAGAAAGAATTTTCCGTGACCTTCACGTTCCCCGTTGAGTGCGAGGAAGAAATCAAGGGATACATCAGCGAGAACACGAAGGAGCCGCTTGAAAAAGCCATCTTGAACTGTATTCGCGGCGTTATGGAGGATGAAGATGCCTAACTGCGGGTCGCAATGCTGGTTGTGCGATATGCCTATCCGTTTCGACACCTACAAGGGGTGCACGCACGGCTGCAAATACTGCTTTGTGCAGCGGAACGGAAAGTATGACATCAGCAAGGTGCAGAAAGGTGAAGGCATGAAAGCCCTCATGAGCTGAATTCAGGGAAAGCGAACGTCTGAGACCAACTGGTGTGACTGGAATATTCCGTTGCACTGGGGGGGCGTGAGCGACCCTTTCCAGCCTTGTGAGCACTATTACCGCATGAGCTACAACGCTCTGCGCGTCTTTGCTGAAACCAAATACCCCTTTGTTGTTTCGACAAAGGGAAGGATCATCGCAGAGCCTGAATATCTCGAACTGCTGAAGAAGTGCAACTGCGTTGTGCAGATCAGCATGGTGTGCAGCAGCTATGACAAGCTCGAAGAAGGCGCACCATCGTTTGAAGAACGTCTGGAAATTGCGAGAAAGGTTGCTCCGAGTGTGAAGCGCCTGATCGTCAGGATTCAGCCGTACATGCATGAGGTATACGGAGAAGTTTACGAAAACCTTGAAAAGTTCAAGGCAGCTGGTGCCTACGGCGTTATTGTCGAGGGCATGAAGTTTGCAAGCAAAAGACCGGGCCTTGTTAAGGTTGCGGGAGACTATACCTATCCGAAAGCCCTGATCGAGGGCGATATTCTTAAGCTGAAGCAGAGGGCGCATGAACTTGGCCTTGCTCTTTACAGCGGAGAAAACAGAACAAGAGAACTGGGAGACAGCCTTTGTTGCTGCGGTGTCTCTGACCTTCCCGGATTCAAGGTGAATGAGTATAACCTGAACCACCTGCTTCATGGTGGGAAGCCCGCAAAGACCCCTCAGATGCAGAAAACTGGTACAGCGATGTGCTTTCAGTCGCTGTACCAGAACACAGCCAATTCCAGAAGGCTCAGAGGGGAAAGCTTTGAAAGCGAAATGCTCAACGTCTACAAAACGAAGCGTGAATATGTGAATGAGACCTTTGGTCTGAAATGAGGTGATCTGCGATTGGCCGCAAAGGTAAGTATGAGCAGTGGTTAGAGCCGGAAGGGTTGACGCTGCTTCGTGGATGGGCTAGAGACGGCCTGACGCAGGAACAAATAGCTCAGAACATTGGAATACACCGCGATACCCTGAATGAATGGAAAAGCCGATTTCCCGACATTTCCGACGCTTTAAAAGTAGGGCGGGAAAACGCTGATTACATTGTGGAAAATGAGCTGTTCGAGAGCTGCAAGACACGCACCGTAACCGTAAAAAAGCCCATCAAACTGAAAAAGGTCATGGTGGATGGAAAAAAGCGGCTTGAAGAAGAACGCATTGAGTATGCAGAGGAACAGGTCATTGTTCCCGCAAACGTCACGGCCCAGATTTTTTACTTGAAAAACCGGAAGGCTGACAAGTGGAAGGACAAGCCGCAGGAAAACACGACCGAATCCCAGAATAACGACATGCAGACCCTTGCTGATCTGCTGCAGCACCCCGTTCCCAACCGCGATATCAAGGACTTTGAAGAATGAACATTCCAGCACCATTCTCTGAAAACCAGATGCGTTTCTTCTGGAACTGCTTCGACCACTGGTTCAACGTGGCAGAGGGCGGCAAACGTGGCGGCAAGAACGTGCTTATCACGATGGCGTATTGCACCATTCTGGAAAAGCATCCGAGCCGCATCCACTTGATCGCGGGCGTGTCTACTGCGACCGCCCGGCTGAACATTCTGGACTGCGACGGCTTCGGCCTGAAAAACTATTTTGAGGGCCGCTGCCGTGAGGGCACCTACCAGAACCGCGACTGTCTGTACATCCAGACTGCCACCGGCGAAAAGGTGGTGCTGGTGTCTGGTGGTGGCAAATCCGGTGACGAAAAGCTGATCAAGGGCAACACCTACGGCACCGCGTACATCACCGAAGCCAATGAATGCAGCGAAACCTTCATCAAAGAAGTATTCGACCGTACCCTGTCCAGCCCGGACAGAAAGGTCTTTCACGATCTGAACCCCAAGGCGGAGGGGCACTGGTACTACAAGACCGTGCTGGACTTCCACGAAGCAAAGCAGCGCGAAAATCCCGCCTACGGCCTGAACTATGGACACTTCACCATTGCGGACAACATGAGTATCTCGGACGAGCAGCTCCGGGCCGTGCTTGCCACCTATGACCGCAAAAGTATCTGGTATGCCCGTGACATTCTGGGCCAGCGCAAAGCCGCAGAAGGGCTGATCTATGATATGTTTGACTTCACTGCCAATGTCTACACCGTTCCGCCTGTTGCAATGCGGGCCGTTTCCACACGCACAATTGCGATAGACTACGGCACACTCAATGCCTGCGTATATTTGGACATCCTTGACGACGGCGAGACCGTCCGTGTTGATCAGGAATACCGCTGGGATGGCCGCAAAGAACGCCACCAGAAAACCGATGAAGAGTATGCCGACGATTTCATGGCTTTTATGGGAGACAATCCCTGTGCGGCCTATGTGGACCCTTCGGCGGCATCGTTCATCACCGCGCTGCGCCAGCGGGGCGTGTATGTCATGGAAGCCAACAACGATGTGCTGAACGGCATCCGCCGGTGCAGCACCCTGATCTCCAAGCGCCGACTGCTGGTAAGCAAAGCCTGCATCGGCCTGCTGGACGAGTTTGGCCTTTACCGCTGGGACGATAAGGCTGCGCTGCTGGGCGTAGAGAAACCCGTAAAGGAGAACGACCACGCAATGGATGCCCTGCGCTATTTTGTAAATTCCCTGCCTGATTGGAGGTTTGAGCATGTCCAGGCGTAACAAGAACCGCCCCGCCGGGGGCACACAACCGAATACCCTGACACTGGATGCTTTCTCCAACCCGCTGTTCCGGCTGGGCTATGGCAGCCAGAGCCCGCTGGAAGCCACCAGCTATCCGCTCACCCGAATGACCGGCAACTATGCGCTGCTCAACAGCCTCTACCGTGAAAACTGGGTCGTGCAGAATGTTGTTGGCCTGATGGTGGACGATATGCTGCGGGAATGGTACGAACTCAAGGACGCTGCGCCCGATCAGCTGAAAGCTCTGCATCGTGCTGAGCAGCGCGCCGGTCTGCGCAGATGTATTTCCACCGGCCTGAAATGGGGTCGCCTGTATGGCGGTGCCGCCGGGCTGATCCTGATCGCCGGGCAGACCGACCTTTCCCAACCGCTGGACCCCGACAGCATCCAGCCCGGCAGTTTCCGAGGCCTGTACATCCTTGACCGCTGGCAGGGTATCTCACCGGAACCGGGCCTGACCTTTGAGGGTGGCGAGGTGGTGCCTGCGTTCTATTCCATCAACGATGCCGCCGGGCATATCGTCACCCGGGTGCATCACTCCCGCGTCGTCCGGTTCATTGGCAGAGAACTGCCGGAACTGGAACGGCAGGCGGAGCTTTACTGGGGCGAATCCGAGGTGGAAGCCCTGTACAAGGATGTTGTGGCCCACGATAATGTTTCGGCCAACATGGCAGCGCTGACCTTTCAGGCCAACATCAACACGATGGAGGTCAAGGGTCTGGAACAGCTGCTTTCCCTTTCCAGCCCGGATGTGCAGCGGCGTTTCTGGAACACCATGCAGGCCCAGAGCGTGCTACGCTCCAACTTCGGTGTGCAGCTGGTGGAGCAGGGCAACAAGATGACCAACACGCAGTACACCTTTACCGGTCTGCAGGAAGTATACGAGAGTATGTGCCTGAACCTATGCGGTGCCAGCCACTACCCCATGACAAAGCTCTTCGGGCGCTCCCCGGCAGGCATGAACGCCACCGGCGAAAGCGACCTGAAGAACTACTATGACTATGTGGATACCCTGCGGGAGAGCAGGCTGCGGCCTGTGCTTGAAAAGCTGCTGCCGGTGCTGGCCCGTTCGGCTGGAATCCGGCTGGAGGATGCCGACCTCAGCTTCCCGCCGCTGTGGACGCCCACCGCAAAGGAGACCGCCGACATCGCAAAGACCAAAGCTGACAGCATCGTGAGTGCATTCCAGTCCGGATTGCTGGATGTGCCCGCTGCACAGCAGGAGCTGCGCCGCCTGAGCGATGAGACCGGCATGTTCGGCAGTATCACCGATGAAGCCATTGCCGCTAATGCGGGCAAGACTTATCAGGACGTGACCGCCCTGCGCGACCCGCTGGCGGGGCTGACAGAAAATCTGACCGGAATGGAGGTTCCTACTGCGGACACCTCGGTATTCGATTTCAACTCCCGCCACGACCCCTCCGACGGACGCTTTACAAGCGGCGGCGGGAGCGGTAAAATAGAGAAAACCAAGTACGCACCGTCTCCGCAGAGGAGCGAGAGCAAAATTCAGCTCAAGCCCAAGACCTATGCAAGGCTCACCGGTGTGTTGAACACGCAGTACCCGGGGCTGCTGGCTGGTGAAAAGGTCATTATTCGGGATGCCAATTATCAGTACCACGTTACTGCAGATGGCTTTGGTGGACTGAGCGTTGAACGGCGCATTCCAATCACGAACAGGAGGAAAAAATGAGCAAGCAGGAATCTGTATGGGTGCAGTATGTTCGTGAGCACTATGAACCTGCCTCTGATGTCGAGATGTCCTATGAGGACGAAAATAATTTGCTTTGGCTTTTGAATGCACCGGCAGGATATCAGGTTGAGGACGAGATGCTTGAGTATGCACAAAAGCACCCGGATGCAAGCATGAAAGAACTTATCGAATACTTCGATGAAGTTGCCCCGGACGGGCTTACTCCGGGCGACGATGGGCTAGACCTTGAGGAGAATTGACCTATGGCCAAGGATGATTACTTTGTTCTTGCATATCGCATTCTTTCATATCTCTACGCCTGCTTCAAAGCTGGCGAACGGCCTGATATGGACTGCATTTCAGCGGATGTTCTTCATATCCCCGTGGGGTACTGGTTCAACATCATGCGCAGCCTGACAGAAGAAGGCTATATTGTAGGGCTTGTTTTCCCTGCGTCGATCGGCTCCGCTGTCAGCGTCAAAGTCATTGACCTTCGCATTACGCAGAAAGGCATTGAGTTTTTGCAGGAAAACAGCATGATGAAAAAGGCCGCTGCTTTCCTCAAAACGATCAAGGAAACAGTGCCCTGCATTTAATTTAACAGTACAAGCGTCAGACGAAAGTCCGGCGCTTTTCTTTTGCCCATTTTCAGGAGGAAGCCTATGCCCACCCTTGCCCGTGCATCCCCTGACCGGGAACTGGAACGGCTCATCCGGCTGTACCTGCGTGCCGAAACAGATATCATCAACGAGATCGGCCGTCTGCGCAGTCAAGGCCTTGTGGATTATCACGCTGTGGCTGCTCTGGAACGGGTGCAGGCCATTCTCCGCCAGCTTGAAACGCAGGACTGGGAGTATGTACCGCGCCTTGTGGAAGCGCAGTTCTATGTGCGCCGCCCGGATGCCAGAGCTGTGCCCGGCGAGACGGTAGAAAAGCATCGGGCCGGGTATCTCAATGCTAAGACCCTCACCAGCAACCAGACGGACATTGTGCAGCGGCTGACCATGAACCTCATGGGCCAGCTGACCGATGCCCACAGCACTGTGCTGGCAGGCCTGCAGAGTGCCCTGCTGGGCCGCACGGAACCGGACATTTACCGGCGCGTTGGGCTGGAACAGGTAGCCGAACAGCAGGCTGCAGGGCGTGGCATCAACCAGAGCGTGCCCGCCTTTGTGGACGCTCTGCGCCGGGAAGGCGTGACAGCCTTCACTGACAAAGCAGGCCGGAACTGGAGCCTGCACACCTATGCAACAATGGTCTCCCGCTCCACCTCGCGGCAGGCAGAGATCTTGTCTGTGATAACCGCTGACCCGGAACAGGATCTATACCAGATCAGCGCCCACGGCACCACCTGTGCCCTGTGCGCTCCCTACGAGGGCCGGGTGTACAGCCGCAGCGGAAAAGACCCGGACTTCCCGCCGCTTTCAGACGCCTTCGGCAAGATGGACCCCGCTGGGCCGGATGATCTTTCCAACAGCTGGCTGAACATCCACCCCAACTGCCTGCACAGTCTCCGCCCGTGGACACCGGCAGGACGAACGCCGGAAGAGCTTGAGCGTATCAGGCGCTTTTCCAGCCCCAAGACGAACCCCTACAGCCGCGACCCGCGCACCGAAGCACAGATCAAAGCCTACCGCGACAAAGAACAGGGCCGTGCCAAGTGGCTTGCTCAGTACCGGCAGTGGGAACGCTACCGCACCGCCCTGGGCGACGAGGTACCCAAGACCTTTGCCACCTTCCAGCGGCACAAGCTGGCCGGGGATGAAAAATATCAGGGCTGGGTGAGCGCTTACCGTGACCGCCAAACCTGAAACGAACACGATGCAGACAGCACCGTGTTTTTTTATACCCATTTTTCGGAGGTGATGCCCCTTGATTGCCTATTACGGCAGTAAAATCAGCGAACACATGACCAAGACCCCGGAGGGCTTCCTCATCTGCCATGACGTGCCCATTGCGCGCATCGGCCAGCAGGAATACTTTGCCGGGGAACTGGGCCTTGACGGCGATCCTGACCGCCTTGTGCAGGTGCAGCGCCGCCCTGAAGATGTGTTCGACCCGGCAGCAGTTGCCAGTTTCGAGGGTAAGGATGTAACCCAGAATCATCCTCCTGAACGCCTGATGCCGGAAAATCACGCCCTTTACGCCAAGGGCCACGCAGAGAATGTTCACCGGGAGGGCGATTATCTTGTCGCTGACCTTCACCTGAAGGATCCCGGCCTGATCTCTGATGTGGAAAACGGCGTGACGCGGGAGGTGTCCTGCGGCTACCGGTGCTGCTACACGCCGGATGGCACGGGATACCGCCAGACTAATATCCGAGGAAACCATGTTGCGATCGTGCCCAGAGGGCGCGCAGGGCATCTGGTTGCCATTCAGGACAGTGCCGCCGCACCGGCGGAGAAAGGAACTGCAATGAACGAATCCGAAAAGAACCCCGCCGCTGTTGTGACTGCCGCGCCGGAAGCCGCACCCGCATCTGCGCCGGAAGCCGCACCCGCATCTGCGCCGGAAGCTGAACCCGCAAAAGACGCACAGCCCCCTGTGGCCGAAACTGCCCCCGCAGAGGACAGTGTCCCGCCTGCACCGGCAGAAAAGCCCGCAGGCAACAGTATTGATGCCAAGCTGGATGCTATCCTGAACGCCGTGACCACGCTGGTAAAGGCGCTGTCGCAGAAGGCACAGGAGCCTGTACAGCCGCCCGCCGACGCTGACCCCGGCAAGGATGACGGCGTGGACGGCCTGCTGGCAGGCATCACCAAGGCCGCACAGGACAGCGCAGCACAGGCTGCCCACCGTTCCGGCCGCACCAGCTACGAAGCAGTCTGTGAAGAATCGCAGGCCGCGTATGACGCATTCAACCCGCACAAGCATAAGGAGGCTTGATCGTATGGCACTTTCTCAGCTCAATCCGCAGATCATCGGCGCGGAGATGGAGCACGGCTTTGCCGGTTCCTACGCACGCCAGCCCGACATGATCGTTGTAACTCGCCCTGTGGGCGAAAAAGAGCCCCTGCCCTTCGGCATGGCTCTGATGTATGATGCAAATGGTGCCGTTGTCCTGATGCAGGGCTCCGGCGTTACCGCAGACAGGTTTGCGGGCGTTGCAGGCCGCGAGATGCGCTCTGCCCTGTCTTACACTGACCAGAACACCGGCGCATACACCACCAGCGATGCTGGCAGCGTGTTCCAGCGCGGCAGCATCAACGTGCTGTGCCAGAAGGGCACCCCGAAGCGCGGCGGCGCAGTGTACGTGCGCATCATCAAGAACACTTCGCTCCCCAATGCTGTCGTGGGCGGCTTTGAGGCCGAGGCAGACAGCACCAGCGCCAACACCGTAAAGCTGACCGGTTGCCAGTGGGGCGGCTCTGCAGACGCAAACGGCGTGGCCGAGCTGGTCATTCTCACCCGTCAGAACGTGTAACAGGAGGAACAGAATATGGCAGATTTCCAGAATGTCGGCAATTTCGATGCCGGTGTGTTTACCCCGAAGCTGGGCGGTGTTGCGCCGTCCGGCTCTTCTTTTACCATGGACGCAGCAGGCATTGCGTCTGGTGGCGCATTCCTGACCAGTGAGCTGGAAAAGCGTGACCCGCTGATCCGCAAGCCCCTCACCAGCGTCACCTATGCCCGCGATATCCCCATCCAGACCGGCGGCGGCTGGGTGGACTACGTCACCGCCATGAACGTGGCCTACGGCATCACCGGCGGCTCCGGCTCCGGTGCTGTGGGTGCAGGCGGTGCCAACGGCACGCCCATCATTCAGGCCAACGTTGCCAAGGGCGCATACAAGGCGCACCTGTTCAGCGCGGCTCTGCGCGTGAACTTCGTGGACATGCAGCGCTCCAACCTCATCGGCCGCAGCCTTGATCAGCTGCTGCAGGACGGCATCCGCCTGACCTACGACAAGCACATGGATGCCAACGTCTACACCGGCTTCGAGGACTACGGCACCACCGGCCTGATGAACAACCCCAATGTCACCGAGACCACTGCTGCCAGCAATGGTGCGGACTCCTCCTCTACCAAGTGGAAGGATAAGACCCCGCAGCAGATCCTGAAGGACGTGAACGACCTGCTGAGCGCTGTGTGGGCTTCCTGCGAGTATGACACCGATGCCATCCCCAACCACATCCTGCTGCCTTATGAGCAGTACAACTACATCCTGACCACCATGGTGTCCGATCTGGCATCCGAGACCATCTACGACTTCCTGATGAAGAACAACGCCGCTGTCAAGAATGGTGGTGAGTTGTTCATCGGCGGCTGCCGCTGGTGTAAGGGCGCAGGTACCGGCAAGACCGACCGCATGGTGGGTTACGTGAACAAGCCCCGTTACATCAAGATGGACGAACTGGTGCCTATGAGCCGCATCATGACTGCTCCTAACGTTACCAATGTCTGCTATGATACTGCATACATGGCAAACATTTCCGAGGTGCAGCTGTTCTACCCCACCTCCATTCTGTACGTGGACGGCATCTGAGAAAGGAGAAGCATCATGTTCATCCTCGCAAAGCGCAACATCATCATTCCCAGCCCTGCACCCGGTGTTGCACCGGTCGTGCTGAAAAAGGATGGTTTTGCCACCGTCCCCGACTGGGCCGCGGAGACGGCCTATTTTAAGGCACTGGCGGCCGATGGTAAGATCGTTGCCACCGAACACCGCGATAAGGACATTCAGGCTGCAGCTGAAAAGCCGGTAAAGACCCGCAGGGCCAAGGCTGAGGAGAAGCCCGCAGAGCCTGCTGCGGCAGAGTAAGGAGAACGGCATGATCTACGGTGCACAGTTTGGTGGAGTCCGCCAGCAGGCGGCGAACCTCGGCGGCAGCGTCGGAAATTACACCGCTGAGCAGTTCAAGGAAGAATATCCGCAGTTCTGCAATGCCGACGGCAAGTGTCACCTGCCGGATGCTCTGCTGAATGAGATCGTGCGCATGGCCAATGTCAGCGTACAGCCGGACAAATGGCTGTACAGCTGGCACTACGCCGTGGGGCTGTATGTGGCACATTACGTGACCCTGCAGCTGCGCACCTTTGCTGAAAGCAGCGCAACGCCTGCGCAGGCTGCAGCTTCCGGTGCACTGGTGGGCGTGGTGAAATCCGCCACACTGGGCGACAGTTCTGTGACCTACGACACCTCCGCCCTGACCGCAGGCACTGAGGACTGGGGCGACCTGAATGCTACCACTTACGGCCAGATGCTGGCCAACCGCGCCCGGTTCATCGGGCTTGCGGGCAGTTATGTGATCTGAGGTGATGAAGGATGGACTGGACGGACTGGTACACCGACACGGCAGATGTGTTCCGCAATGAGAAAGTGACCGAGAACAGCCTGACCCACATGGAACGCAGGAAGGTGCTTTCCGGTGTTGCCTGCCGGGTCTATCAGACAAAGACCAGCGGGCTGCAGATGAACCAGACTGCTGCCAGCATCACCCAGACCGATAAGCTGGCCTGCGGCATCGAAGTGGATATCAAGCCCGGAGATGAGCTGGTGATCCACAGAGGTGCAAAGCTGGGTTATACTGCGCCGGACGAGCGCTATTTTGCAGACACACCGGAGCGCTATTATGAACCCTTCGGTGCGGTCATGCCGGGGCTGGCCCATCAGGAGATCACACTGTTGAAGCAGGAGCGTGTGAAATGACGCTGGATGAATACATTCAAAAACTGGAAGCAGCTCAAAAAGTTCTGCCGGATATGATTTCTGTTGCCGCGAAGAACGCCACCATCCGCGCAGTGGAAGCCGCACAGGAAAAGACCCCGCCCACAGCAGACAGCCTGAGCGGCATCAACACCCGCACCGGTGAACTGAAGCAGCATTGGGCCACGGACAGCAAGATCATCCCGGAGCAGCAGGCTGGGCAGTATGTCACCGAGCTGAATAATAACAAAGAATATGCTTCTTTTGTGAATGACGGCCACCGGATGGACAAACATTTTGTGCCCGGCCTGTATGTGAACCCTGCTTCCGGCCTGCTGGAATATGACCCCAGCCGGAAAGATGAGGTGGGCATCATGGTGGGCACCCAAACGCAGTACGTGGAAGGCTTGCACATGACCGATGCTGCCCAGCAGGCTTACGAAGAAACGCTGCAGGCGGAACTGGAAAGAACCGGCAGAGAGCTGGAAAGGATTCTGAGATGAACTTTACAGTTACCACCATTGCACGTTCGCTGGCGGCACATCTCGCGCCTGTCCTGCCCGGTGTGCAGATGCTTGAAGATCCCGCCCAGCAGGGTGTAGAACCGCCCTGCATGTTCCTGCAGCAGCGGTATTCCAACATCAAACCGCACCCGGGTGGGCGCTGGCTGCGCACCATCGGCGTAGACCTGACCTATCTGCTGGATTACAACCTGCCTGACCTGCAGCAGCAGTACAGTGCCGCCGCAGAAACCTTAGACCTCTGCATGGAGGTGTTTCCCTATACCGATGGTACAGACACCGCCCTGCTGCGGGCCTATGACCGCAAGACAGACATTGATTCCGACGGTTTGCATTACAAATTCGAGCTGCGTATTTTTGTGGAAAAGCCCGAAGATGCTGTAAAGATGCAGACCCTGAGCATCGATCAGAAGGTGGATAAATGAAAGAAAAAGAAACCCAGTATCGCCGTGAAGTTCTGCTGAAGGACCCGCGTTTTGCGAGATATCAGCCGGACTTTCTGGCTGCGGTACTGAACAAACCGTATTACACCCTCGCAGAGGCGCAGGCCGCTGTGAAAGATTTTTGGAAGGAGTGACCCGCTATGGCAGCAGGTGGAACCTTTACCGTACAAAACAAAGTCCGGCCGGGCGTTTACTTTCGCTTCCGGTCTAAGAACAAACAGGATCTGACCGTCGGCGACCGCGGCATTGCTGCGCTCTGTGAACCTCTGCATTGGGGTCCGACGGCCAAAGTGATTGAGATCGATGCCGGTGCCGACATGACCGTGTACACCGGTTATGATATTACTGCGCCGGAAAACCGGTTTCTGACCGAGATCTTCAAGGGCACCAACCGCACGGCAGCGCCCCGCAAGGTACTGCTGTACCGTCCCACGGCCAGTGGTGCCGTAAAAGCCACCATGGAGATCGCGCCGCTGACCGCTACCGCAAAGTATGTGGGCGTACGCGGGAACGATATCTCCGTCGTTGTGACGGCGCTTTCCTCGCCGGAAGGCAGCTTTGAGGTCTCAACTGTAGTGGATGGTGAGATCAAAGACCAGCAGACCGCCAAGACGGTGGAAGAACTGGCTGCAAACAGCTGGGTGGACTGGAGCGGCACCGGCGCTCTGACTGCCAATGTCGGAACTGCCCTGACCGGCGGAGAGGACGGCGTGGTAGCAGCTTCGGCTTACAGCGCATTCCTGACCGCCATTGAGCCCTACAAGTTCGATGTGCTGATCTACGATGGCGCGGACAACACGGCGCGTACCGCGATGGAAAGCTTCATCAAGCGGGTCAATACCGAGACGGGCCGCTATTCTCAGCTGGTGGAATCCGGCAGCACCAATCCTGACACCCGCTATATCGTCAACGTGGACACCGGCGTTGTGCTGGACGATGGCACAACCCTGACCCCGCAGCAGGTGTGCTGGTGGGCAGGCGGCGCACTGGCTGCCGCCACCTACGGACAGGATCTGACCAACGCCGTCTATCCCAATGCTGTGGACATCTCTCCCCGGCTGACCCACAGCCAGTACGTGGATGCAATCAATTCCG